TCCACAGAATGCAAAGTGGCTATATAGAATTGTCAGTGAATATGGCAAGGAAAATACTACTATTATCGTACAAGACTAAGGAAAGGTGACCGAGAGGCCGAAGGTAGCTCACTGCTAACGAGCCGAACTGTAAAAGGTTCCGAGGGTTCGAATCCCTCCCTTTCCGCCATATTATAAATAGTGCTATACACTATAGGAGAAGAAAATGGAAGAACTAGTAGAGAAAATGAAAGTTGTTTTAGCCAGCACTTTCGCAGCAGGATTAAAAGCACAGGCTTATCATTGGAACGTAATTGGTTCTGACTTTCCTCAGTTGCATGAATTTTTTGCTGAAATCTATGGCGACTATCAAGGAGCAGTAGATCCACTAGCAGAACATATTCGTCAGTTGGATTCTTTTGCCCCTCAGACATTGACAAGAATGAAAGAACTGTCTGTTATTATGGAAGACGAAAAGGTTCCAACAGCAGAAAAGATGGTAGCTAATCTTCTCACTTGCAATGAAAATCTAATGAATGTGGTAACAGAAGCCTATGAAATGGCAGAAGAGCAAAAGGTGTACGGTCTTTCAAACTATCTTCAAGATCGAATCACAGCACATTCCAAATTGAACTGGATGATCAAAGCTACTCTTGGGAAGAAGTCTTAATCTCATATCATAGAAAAGTAAAGCGCCTTTCGAGGCGCTTTTTTTGTTTCTACTAAATACTTAAAAACGTAGAGAAGCACAAAAAACAGGACTGACCATCTGCAACACTTGCGACCGCTGTGATAAAGACTATAAGCGATGTCGTAAGTGTGGATGTTTTATGGAATACAAGACCTTTATACCGTCGTCTAAGTGTCCATTAGCAAAATGGAAACAGATAAATAGTTGAAAAGGGAATGTTTATATGGCAAGTTCAGGTCCAGCAAAGTGGCAAAAATACTTTTCTAAGTCGGATATTGATACAGTTATAATCAAAGGTCCTGCTAGAGTTTTTGACGAAAAAGGTTCAGTGATAAGCATCCTTGAAGAGGGTGCACCGATTACTGTAGTTCTTACAAAAAGTTATTCTTCAAGATATACGATTAGATTTGCAGGAAAAGAAGAACAATTAGAGGGATTTGTTTCTGAAAAGAATGTCGGTAAACCTGTTGTAAAAAAAGGCGCAACAGAAAACTTAGGTGTCAGAGCCGAAACTTTAACAAAGTATGGAACAAAAAAAGATGTATTGTTCGGCGGTAAAAAAGTTGAGTGTATGACTTTTAGTAATCATACCATGTTGATGAATTCCTTATTAAAAGGACTAAAACAGAACTCTAGAGTGTCTGAGAGTGTCGTTGAAGTGTTTGAGAAGTTTGCAAAGACAAACTATGATAAAATCGTCTGGCAAAAACAAATTCCAGATTCAGATATAAACGAACTTGGTAAGTATGCAGGAGAAGTCATTATAGGACTATTGGCTTTACGTGGAAACACTGCGCCGTTTTCAACGAAATTTTACAACAAAACGGTAAAGATGTTCTGTATTCCTACGGATCCTTCTTTCTCTGGTGTGGACAGTTTTCTAGTTCTCAGTGATGGTTCAATTGTACCTGTAAGTTCTAAGTATGGTGTTGGTGCTAAAGCATCATTCTTTTCTAATCTTCTCAATAAAGCACTAGATGAAAATCTTCCTCCTAGAAGTGTGATTGCAGACATAGCAGATTCAGCAAGAAAAGCAGGTATCTCAGCAGCAGCACTAACATCTAAACAAGGTTCAAAAGAAATTGTTTACGAGTATGGTATTAGAAAGATTTTAAAGTTGCCAGTATCGGCAGTAAGAAACCCTTATGCTATTTATACGAATGTAAAAAACTCTGGCAAGAAAGATTCAAAACTATCACCAGAAGCTAAAAAAGTTTTAGACTTAATTAAAAATTCTGCTGATAAGAAGATTGTAGAAAAGTTACCGTATTCGATGACTGCGTTTTTTTCTAGAAGCATGGCACAGAATCTTAATTCTGATCCAAAGTCTGTTAAAGCTATGGTAGAAATTTTAGCTGGTAAAAATTTCTGGCAAGCAAACTTGGATATCGCTGAATGGAAAAAAGGCAATATCAAATACAGAATGGTATCTTCAGGATCAGCTAGTATTCAGATAATAGGATCAAAGTCTGCTATTGACGATATTGACGCGAAGCAGGGAATGGTTAATTATGAAGTTAGATTACCTTAAGGAATAATAATGTTAACATATCAAGACTATCTAACAGAAGCCAAAGAAGGTAAGAACCTTCACTTAGAACACTTGGAGGACGAAGTACTCAATGGAGGAGTTTCTGGCACAAGAGGTGCAATATCCTTTCTACAGTCTCTTCGTGATATGCTTGCTGGTCATGCTACTGGTAGAACAGTTAACTTAACAACGAAATGGGATGGCGCACCAGCCATCTTTGCAGGTATCAATCCAGAAAATGGTAAGTTCTTCGTTGGAACTAAAGGTGTGTTTGCTCAGAATGCAAAGCTAAATTATACCAATGCAGACATTGATGCTAATCATTCTGGTGAAGGTCTTAACGCAAAGCTGAAGATCGCTTTAAAGTATCTGCCTGAACTAGGCATTGATGGCGTCATGCAAGGCGATATGATGTTTACTTCTGCTGATTTGAAGTCTGAAAATATTGCTGGCAAGTCATACATCACATTTCAACCAAATACAATCGTCTATGCTGTGCCTGAAGATAGTGGTCTAGCGAAACAAATCAGATCGGCAAAGATGGGTATTGTCTGGCACACGACATACAAGGGCGATACTATGGCAAACATGGAAGCATCTTTTGGTGCAGACATAGGCAAATTTAAAGCGTCAAAGAATGTGTGGTATCGTGATGCGTCATTTGTCGATGCGTCAGGCACAGCGACATTTACTAAACAAGAAACCGAAGCACTCAATGCTATTCTATCTCAAGCTGGCAGTTTGTTTAGAACAATATCCGCAAGAACTTTAAACATGATTGCAACAAACGATTCTTACAAAATACAAATCAAAGCGTGGAATAATTTGAAAGTGAGAGAAGGAAAAGAGATCACGAATACCACCGCTCACGTTGCTGGACTATTAGCAACAGTGGAGGAGAAGTTGAATAAGTCCATACTAGAAGCAAAGAAAGCGGATACCAAACAAAAGCGTCAGTTGGAAAAAAAGATCGTGATGGGATTCTATAAGGACAACAAAAACGAGCTAAAGAAAATATTTGACTTGCAAAATCTACTGATTCGTGCTAAAAATATGATTGTGCAGAAACTACAACAAGTCCAGGATTCAGTTGGAACTTATCTTCGAACAGATGCAACTGGACTGAAAGTGACCGCACCAGAAGGATTCGTCGCTATTGATCGTATTGGAAAAGCAGTCAAGTTAGTAGACAGATTAGAATTTAGTCAAGCAAACTTCAATGCAGTAAAGAACTGGTCCAAATGAAACTGAAGAATTATGTAAAGTCTCAAAAGAAAGAGATCCGCACTCTCAATGTGTGGGACATTGATGCCACTTTAGGCAATACGGCAGCGAGAGTATCTGTAATGAAAGATGGTAAAGTTGTCAAGGTTCTTGATCCTGGCGAGTTTAACAAGTATAAGCTAAATCCAGGTGAAAGCTTTGACTTCGCTCAATTCAGATCAGGCAAAATATTTCGTGACACATTTAAACCTATTAACAATGTTCTAGATAAAGCCAAAGAGATTGTGTGGAATCAATCCGAAAACTCTCACTCAATCATTCTTACAGCCAGATCAGACTTTGACGATCATAAGGAATTTCTACAGACATTTCGTGATCATGGTTTTCCTATTGATCATGTTTATGTAGAGCGAGCTGGCAACATCTCAAATCTTAGACCTAGCAATCCAGCATCTGCTCATGTCAGCAAAGGTGTCATTCTAAAGAAGTATCTAAAGACTGGCAATTATGATCGCGTTCGTATGTGGGATGATCATGAAAGAAATCTAGATATGCTATTCAAAGTGGCTGCTATGTTCCCTAATGTAGAAGCTGTTGGTTATCTGGTTAAAGATGGTAAAGTGTCTAAGTATAGACCAAACGAGCGGAAAAAGTCTTTGGCCGAAGAAATAACATCGGTAGTTCGCAGTTCGCTTAGAAGAAAGCGTTACGAAGTTTGAAAAACACTAAATACCTCTATAGATAAACATTCCTATAGAGGGAAGTAATGACAAAAAATAAGACGGCCGTTGTGAGCAGCGGCAGATTTCAAGGCATCCATCACGGACATGCTCTCTTAGTCAATAAGACTGTAAGTCACGCTAAGAGTATCGGTGCAGATCACTATATTTATCCTACTCGCACCCAAGATAATGATAAAAATCCTATAGAGCATAACGAAAAAGTCTCTATCATGAGAGGCTTATTTCCTCAGGCTAACATTGCGTCTGATTCAGATGTGCGTAATCCTATTGAAGCCGTCAAGAAAATGTCGCAAAAAGGATATCGCCACGTTAAGCTAATCGCTGGACAAGATCGTATTCCACAGTTTCAGGCATCTATCGGCGCCTATGTCAAAAAGAAGACCGACAAAGACTTTGATCCCAAAAAGCATATTGATCTAGACTCGTTTGAGGTCGTTTCAGCAGGTGATCGTGATCCTGATGCTGAGGGCGTACAAGGCGCATCTGGAACAAAGATG